CGCCTCCAGCAGCAGATTATTCTGCTGAGCCTCTCTGCCACGCGAGAGCAGAATATCGGCCATCGCATTGCGCGTGCCTTCCGGCATGGCAACTCTTCCAGCCACCCTCTTCATAAGCGGAACGGCCACCGAAGCTGCCCCGCTGGTCTTTGCATCGATGGCAATATCAAGTGGCGAGCCAAGATCCTCGATGGACTGCAATCGCTGCGCCGTCTGCGAGCCTGCGCCTACCGATTGCAGGGTCTTCATTTTCTGCTGTGCGCGGATGGTGCTGTAAAAATCAGGATAGGCATCACCCAGCGCGAGCTTCAGGCGCTCACGAGTTGCTGGATTTTTCCATGCGTTAAGCAATTTGGTCTGACCAGCTTCTGTGCCTGCCAGCTCCTTAATGCCTTGCGCGACACCTATGCGGAACGGCTCAAGCTCGGACTTCTCCATGCCGCGCATGATGGTGCGCAGCTCAAGCACATCCTCCTTCATGGCTTTGCGCCCAATCTCGGCCAGCTCGATCGCTCGACTAGGCTCGGCATAGGCGGCGCGTGCTTGGCGTAATACCGACTTGCCATCAACTTGCGGCGCATGCTTATCAATCACGTCTGAAAAGTGTTTTGCCGCAGAGCCGAACTCATGCGCTAAATTACCCTGGCCGCTTACTGCTGCGCTCCGGCTCGAATCGCGCAACGAACGATAGACGTTTTCAAGAACGGAAAGCGGTATCTGATCGCCCTGTTTTAGCGCTGATAGGTCAACATCCATACGAAGGCCGAGCCGCGCCATCTTCTCTGCGGAAGCGTGAGAGTCTCGCGTCATCTGCAACGCCTTCGCCAGCTCGTCATCTACCGTTACTGCCGAATTGTCGATGATGTCATAAAGCGGCCGCGACTCTGCCGCTCGCCGCGCCGTGGTTGCGTCAATGTGCGTGAGATAGTCTTTGCCGCCTGTGCCGAGCTGCTTATCAAGACTGCTGCGAATTGCGTCATACCGCGCTTGATGACGGCCTTTAATGACACTCTGCACCTTCTCGGCTGCCTCGCCCGGCAGCACGGTAAGAACATCAAGCGTCTTGCGAGCCTCTGCGCCACCGATGTCAACCAGCCGCCCCTCTGAACCAAGTGCGGATAGCTGGCGGGCGCGGATTTGTTCAGCTGGAAGTCCTTTTGGCTTCGGCGGATTATCGCGTGTAAAAGCCTTACCAATTTCAGCAAATGCGGCCTCACGCTGGCCGCCTTTCGATGCGATGTTTTTTATTCCCCTGACAACCGACTGGCCGACCGCCGGAATAGGCGAGAACATAGCGCCAAGCACGCCGCCCTCAAGCGCTGCGCCTGCTCTATCGTCCTGCGCCTCTCCAGCCGACTGAATTGCTCCGGTCAATGTGCCGACACCAGCGGCAGCAGGCAGCGCCGTCAGGGCTGATCTCCCGCTAACAGTAGGCAGCGCGGCAAATACTGGAGCGGAAGCAGCGGCCTGCGTTAGTACCGAAAGAATTGGATTCTTTTCGCGCTGCTCGGCGGCGGCCGCCTTGGCTGCTGCTGCCAACTGGTTGCGCTGTTCTTGCGGCAATCCTCTCACCATGCCGACGATCTGTGAGCCGATATCTGCGCCCCAGCCTATGGTTGGCCCTTGCAGCGCGTTGATAAAACCTTGCAGCGCACCTGCCGCGCCTCTGCCCTGTTTTCTTGCGCCATGCAATCCTATATTACGCAAATGCTCCTGCGCTGTGTCTGGGTCGATGTCCATCGGAGATGATGCGACATCGCCCCAAACAGCCTCGAATCTGTCCGGCAGGTCATCATTCCAGACATCTTCGGGATTCATCTTTGATAAGTCTGCCATCGCTTATCGCTCCAATTTATTAAATTGCGTTTCCCATTGGGCAGCCTTCGCTTTCTGTTCCGTCGTCCCTTTCTTCATCTGGAAAACCCACTCACGAAACTCTGGCTCCGTCTTTCCAATGCGCTTTAGAAATTCGGTCTTTGTGCGCTTAGTTGGCGGAATATTTTCCGCTTTTCCACCAGCCGCATCAATCTTACCAATCCTCGGCGCAACGCCGGTTCGGTATATATGAAGTGCTTGCTCGTAATCGCCTTTCGCAATCGCCTCAACTGCTTTAAGCGCCGCCATATAGCCCTCTCTCGTCATTGACGACGGATTGCCCATGCCTCTTTCAAGTCGCTCCCATTCAGAATCGGACATCGCACCCATTCCAGGTGGCTTGCTGCCTAGCACCAATCCCTCCGTGTATACGCCAAGCTCCTCTGTGTTGGCCAATGTTTTCTTATTGCCAATGCCGGTCGCTTTGGAAAAGACTTTTGTTCCGACATCGCCAGCCGTCCCCCAGAATACGCCGCCTTCTTGGTTGATAATCCTTTTGATTCCATCGACCTTTTGCAAGATTGACTGCGATTGTGCGAGCGTATTTTGAGCCTCGCTCCGTCGCTTTTCTTCGCTCTTGGCCTCTTCTTCTGCTTTCGTAACTTCTGATGCTTTTTTCACTTGGTGGTCTATATCTTCTTTAATAGAGGCATCTGGCGAAAGCGTATTGGTTATACTCTTAACGCCGTCTCCTTTGATTCCTTCGCCTTTTGTTGCGCCGACAATAGTTGTTCCGCCAATGTTGAAAGGATTGATGTACGCCTGCAATGGCAGTCCATTTATTGGCTGATAAATCAACTCGCCGCTCTTCGTCATCGACAGCTTGTAATACTTCTTATCTTCGGGATTGTAAATTGTATCTGGCGAACCGTGCAGGCTATCCGCGCTTCCAGTAACAGCCTCCTGCTGCGCCTTCATCAATTTCAGCGCTTCCTCATTGAACCCACCGCCAAGCAGTCGTTTAATCGTTTTATCAAAATCAAACGATTCCGGCGTTGTTTTTTCCGTGCGATTGACAGATGGGATAACATCAGTCGGCGAAGTCTGCGCGGTGTAGGCTGGCTTATTTTTCAATACGCCTGAAAATTGCTGCTCCTGCATGAACTCCGGACGCTGAACAAGATTTGCTGGACGCTGTACGCCTGATTCCTGCTGTAATGTGTCCAAAAGCGCATTAGGCATCTCGGCCTCGAAGTTGACCTGCGTCGTCTCCGGCGTGTAGCCCTGCTGCATAATTTCCAGCAGTTTATTCTGCCGCGCTTTTTCCTCGGCCTCAGCCATGCGCTTGCGCTGTAATTCATCAGCAAGCATGCGGCGCTGCTGTGCGGCATCACGAGCTTGATAAAACGCGCCAATGTCCGGCATCTGCCAGTTGCGATAAATACTTAAGTCAGCCATTTCAGCCTCCTAAAAATGCCGCCAAAAGATTGAGCGGCAGGCCACCGGTAAAGCCAGATGAACCGCCTTTATCTTCCTTACCGCCGAAATAGTCGCCAAATACCTTCATCTGGTTTTGCGATGCACCCATCGCCAGATCAGATAGCGCACGGTGCTTATTAGCTTCAATGTCGCCGCGCCCCAAAATCAGATTGGCTAGTGCGTTTGATTTGTCAATGCCAAGCTGACCAATGTTCTGTTCAATGCCTGCGAGCGCTTGCCCTTCGCCTGCGCGTGACTGATAGAGCTGGCCTCCCATTTGCGAGCCTATGCCAACGCGCTGCATCAGTCGGCCGTACGCGTCGTTGAATGCGTTTGTTGCGTAGTCCTGATTGTATTGGCCAAGCGCTTTTTGCTGCGCTCCTGACAGGCTCATGCCACCTGCTGCTGCGCCTCGTTCAAGCGCCTTCTGCCCTTCTTTTAACCGGAATTGATAGCCGGGGTCGGCCTTGACCAGCGCGTCCAATTTATCGGGGCTGCTTGTGTAATAATTGAGTTGATTCAACCCCTGTTGACCAAAATCGGCGTAGGGTTGCAATTCCTCGCGTGCGCCGGAAAGGTACTGCGACAACACATTACCGGATTGGCGCTGTTGATTGACAGCCGAGTCGTAGCCATCGCTTATCTTGCCTTGAGCCATCATATTTGCGATAGCTTGCGCCTTTGCAGCGCTCTTTGCTTTCTTCCGCCCATAGCCGAATGACAGCAGGTTGAGCCCTGTATTTAGCCCCAATTCAGCTGCGCTTCCTAAATCTGCCATTTTAATTACCTCCCAAGTCATCAATCATTGCCGCCACTCTCTCTGCAAGCTGTTCTGTTGTAACGGTCGCCGTGTCAAATGTTGCGCGCGACCGATTGCCGGTTGGATTGCCATAGCCATTCAACGACTTAACGGCTGCCAATTCGCTGGCGAGTGCTTCGAAAAAATGCGCCCATTCGCGACTCAACATCCCTCGGCCATCTGTTATCGTTCCGCGTGGAATCGGTATTTGTCTCATTCGCTCACCTCCGCCACTGCGTCCATGATGGTGAACCAGATCGGGTCGGTTATCGTTATCTCAAAAACACGCTGGCGAGATTGCCCAAGCCTTCGCCATATAACTCGGTGTCCGTAGTTGCCCACTCGCCCGATTGTTGCCCAATTCTCGCCAGACCATGTATGCCCACCGTCTTTAGAGTAGCGCAACATCGCCTGCGGTTCGCTTCCGTAGCCGTCAAGCTGGATTGCACTGCCGACCTCCATGTCTACATGCAGGGAGTCAATCGTAACGCGCTGCATCTGTATATGAGCGTGATCGGTGGAGCGAACTCGTCTGATTAAATCCTCGTCATCCGTGAAAGTATCTTTGTCCATCTCAAAAATAACGCCGCCCTGATAATCGCCGACAAGATGCTTGCCGAATGCGTTGCCGTAGCAATTTGAGCGGTGGCGCGAGAACTTCGCCACATCTTGCCGCCAATAGGCACGCTCATGCCAAAGATTTGTTGTCGCGTCAAAACACCATGTCTTTCCGGCAGCCGGGAATGTCAGCACATAGAACGTATGTCCTGCCTCGCTGTATGAATAAGCGAAGGCGTCATCTGTCCTGTTGTATTCTGAGAGAGCCGACTCGATGGCGAGCGTGCTAATGCGCTGCGGCTGATAGCCATTAACGCACACGACTTGCAGCTTGTCTGTCAGCCAGAATAGCGTGTTACCGGCTTGCACCAGTGAGTAAGGCGCACCGATGCCGTAATCAATTACTGCTCCACTCATTCTTCTAAACGGGAATGTTGCGTCTCCGGTGTGCGACCAAACCTCTGTTGTACGCTCGCCGATTAACCATAGCTCTTGATAGCCGGTAACAAGTGCCAGAACATCATCTGGCGAAGCTTCGGCATTGGCAAAATCCAATACATCCCAATCGCTGCCATCGCGAAGGCCGGACAAATAAAACTGACCTGTGCCGGAATTATTCACCACGAAATATCCGGCGATACAGTCAACGTGCGTTGGTGTAGCAGGAAGTGTTGGAATTGTGAGTGCGTCATTGACCCTTGCCACAATTAAATCGTTATTAGCAGGCGCAACAGAGAAGATAATTTCATCACCTGACACCGTGAAGCCTGCATCTGGCACGCCGTTAATCGTGACAGCAATGCTTGGCGCTGTGCGCGTATCAAGCCCGCGAATGGTGAAATGCGTCTCCGTACCGTCGCCTTCATGTGATGTTGTCGCCTCTTTTTCATAAAGATAACCATCAACGCCATCAACGAATAGCACCTGATTGCCGTTTGTGGCGAAAACAATACGCGCATCAACAGTATTCATGATGCCGATTTGCACCGCTGATTTATCGCTCTTTATCAGGTAAATCGTAGCGCCAACAATCGCAATCAGCGCATCTTGTGTTGGGAATATGCCGCGAACTGGAGAGCTTGTATCGAAAGAGCGCCAGCGCTTCAAGCCGGGCGTCGGGTATAACGCGCGGACTTTTGCGCCGCCTGTTTCATTGGCGACGGGGTATAAATTAATACACCGTTGCGCCGACAAATTGAGGCTCTTTGCCTCATACGCCGCGCCAACGAACGGTACTTGTATCAGCGCCATGTTTGAACGCTCCTGATGTCCGATAGGTCAGCAGGTGTCTGTTTCCGCGCCGCATTAAATCGCTTCAGGCTGGACATGCTGCGTGCGGCAATCTCGGCCACCTCTGGCGATACTGATTTGCCGAACTCAGGCGCGATGCGAATCGCAAGTGCATAGGTCAGCGCCTCTTCGTAGCCATCAGGCAGTGCTATATCGTTACTCGCAGCAAGCTGCGTCGTGGGAACAATCTGCAAGTTTTCTATCGCAATTCCGCGAACAGACAAGATGCCAAACGGCTTTTGTGGGTTGTAATAAAAACCCGATTCACCTGCCAGATACTCGGCTTGCGACAGCTGGTTAATCGTTCCATTTGCGCTGCGAATCTCTGCCGGAGCTGGCGTATCAACATCGCCGCCAATGCCTACGGTGTAGTCACCATCGGTAAGCGATGCAGATATTGTTTCAGATGCGGGTATAAAAAACTCATCAAGCCCTAGCGTTTTGAGCATGACATTGAGCGCTTGAAGAGAGTCGGCTTCTTCATTAGCCGTTGGAACTTCGCTCGGATCGATGGCACGAATCAGGCGCAACGATCGGCGGATTAAGCTGGCGACTTTTGCCATGTATCACCTCATAAGGATTGGGAGAGAGCCGAAGCCCTCTCCCGTCCCTGCTTACTCAGTGATACGGCAAGCGTGCTCTGGACGCACAGCAGCGAAGCCAGCCAGTACGTCGATACGAGTACCTTCGACATCAGCCTTGCCGTCACCAAATGTCATCACGCGCAGGGCGATGCCACCGGGAGTGCGGGTGCTGTAACCTTCGCAGCCTGCCAGCACGGGCAGATCAGCGAACGCGGCGGCAAACGCATCGCGCTGGAACATCAGGTTCTGGCGGTAAGCAGTAGATACAGAGCCAACCAACGTCACAACGGCGCTATTCGCAGGCGATGCGGTGACGGTCTTGTTCGGACCAGTCGGACGAATCCCAGGGGTGATGGACAGCGTGCCGGTAGTGCCAGATGCTGTGAAGTCGGCTGTCACCACGAACTGTTGCAGCTCGCCGGCATCCTCGCCGGTCAGCGGATGGGCGCGATTAACACCAGCGATGGTGAACACTTGGCCAGCGCTCAGCGTGTTGGTGCTGGTCAGCGATTTAACAGCCAACGACGAGCCTGTTTGTGATGCGCCATCAACGGTGAAGCCGGTCGCTTGACTGCCGTTGGTGATTGCTGGCAGCGACTGGTGTTCATACCAATCAGCGCCGAGCAGCTCGCCGAGTGCGCCGCGAATTAGGCCGGAGTCAATGGTCTGCTTCTGAAACAATCCCTTCGTTGCATCCACAATCTCAACCATCGCGCCCGATGTAATCAGGTGCGAGCGGTCGCTAACGGGCGCTAGGAAGGCTTCCATTTTGGCGCGCGCTTGGCTGTGAGCTTTAACTGTTGACGGAACGCTGCCTGCTGTGCCAACAAGATTAAACGTTGCCTTCACAGCACGCTTAATCATCTCAGCTTCGATGGTGCTGGCCAGAGTGCGAATCTGCGGGCGCAGGATACGCTCGCGGAACTCGGTCACGTCCAGCGCTTTCTCTTTAGCCGAGAATTGAACGCCGATGTGTTTGCGAATATCCAGCTTAAGATTGACTCGGCGCTCGGTTACGTCCGTGGCAGAGCCGCCGCCTGCGAACGTCTCACCATTAAACACAACGCCGACGGGCGGAATGCTGATGTCGATATTATCGCCGGTTTTGTAGCCGCCTACGTCGCGGCCAAAGTCTGATTCGCGTCCCTTGTTGATGTTGGAAAGAAAAGGAGACTCCTCTTCCAGTACAGCAGCGGCTTCTCGCGCCAGAAGCTGATGGGTGTTGATTGTGTTTGCCATGATGTCACCTCATTTGTTTTGTCGATGCCCTCCGTGCTGCGTACCACTCGGCGTCCGTCATCTTACTTTCGTCTTTGACAAACTTTCCGCCTTCGCCTCGCACAGGGGCTGTTACTGGTGCGGGCTTCTTAATCGTTTTTTGCTGTGCGCCTAAGCGCTCATCGAGACGACCAATTTCCCGCGCTTGTGCGAGCGGTGACAGACTGGCAATAGCACGAGCATTGTCAGGGTATTTACCAAGAAAATACGCAATATCGCCAGCGTTGTCGGTATCGGCTAATGCCTCAACCATCGTCGCTGTAATCTGCGCATTCGGGTCGGTAACAACCTCTGCAAAGTCGTCGTATCGCTCGGCGGCGGCCTCCATCTTACTCATAAGAGTCGTTTGGATTTCATGCCGTCTGGCGTTTTGCCGGTTCTGTTCCTCTCGCTGCTGAAGCTCATGCATCTGCCGCTGTATCACTGCTGCTGCCCGTCTTTCTGCAACTGCCGCCACGTACTCATCGTATGTGTCGAAGTCGCTTGCGGACAACTCTTGTTGCTGCGCTTGCTGTGCGGGTTCAGAAAAACGAGACTCTAACGCCTGCAATCTTTCTTGAAGCTCATCACGCTCACGCTCGGCGTTTCTGCGGTGTGCTGTCAGCTCATTGATGCGATTAAGAAAGCCCTTTCGTTTTGGCGTTTCTTCCGGCGCATCTGCCGGTTCGCCAGCGGGTGATTCTGACTGGGTGACACCCTGTTCGGCAGACTCAACCGTTTCTGGTTCAGGCGCTGCCGCTACCTGTTCAAGCTCATCGCTCATTGCGCGTCTCCGCGAAGTGGTTGCCCGTCGATGCCGGACGGTTCGGCTTCTTTGATGATGTCAGGATTGTTGACATCCGTCAAATTATTTGCCATTGCTTGCGTTACTGCTTGCATCACCAGCCCGTTAATCTCGTCGGCTGTCATGGCAGGCTGCAACAGCTTCAGGCGATCTGTCTCGGCTTTGTAAGCATCAATTGCAATCTTCTGTTTGTCGATCTCCTGCTCAGATAGTTCGGCATGTGCCTGCTGTAACTGTGCCTGCATCTGCTGCATGGCTTGCTGCATTTGCTGTAAATCCTGCGCCACTTCCGGCGGTAGTTGCGGCTCGCCATCTTCGGGTTTTTTTAGCTGATCCGGCAGCATAGTCTTAAGGCGGTCGGCGATTTCATCCGCCCCCGGCCAATCCATGTTCTTGGCAATCAAATCAGAAACCAGCGTGGCGGCCTGCGGAACTGCCTGCACGAACGACATCATGCTGTTAGCCGCCTCGGTGCGCTGGGTTGCATAGCTCGGCCCTGTTGATACCACTACATCATATTTGCCGACCGTCATGTCATAGATGCGCGCGCCGCTACCCGGTATCTCTTGGTTAATCTTGATCAATCTCTCGCTTTCGTCAATGCCTAACACGCGGATGATGCGTTCATTGGAGTAAACGTGCGGAATCAGATCAATCATAATCTGCCCCGCACGGCGAATTGCACGGGAGAGATTGTCGATAAACGCAAAAGTTGCGGTGTCTGATTCGCGCTGCCTTGCGAGAATAGCGCGGCCTGATGTTTCGTTCGACTGGTCGCCGAGGCCAGCATTAAAAATGCCGATGGTGCTTTTCATTTCCTCGGCAGTTTCGCGGCTCTCT